TTCTTAAATGTCAGTCACAGAGCAGGCAGCAAAAGCTGCACGAATTAATAGAGACTTGTTGCTAGAAGAAACGGATACTTGGGGATTAAGCGATTACCCCGCCACGCAGGCGCAATTAGATTACCGTCAGGCTTTGCGTGATCTTACAGTACAAGAAGGTTTTCCAGAAAATATAAATTGGCCCACGAAACCTGAATAGGATAAAAACATGCTTGGCTTTACCCCCATAGCCGCAGCGCCGTTAGCTACAAGTACATCCTTGCAGGGTATTGAGTTTAGCGTTGATGCGGGCGTTTACGCTGTAAGTTATCAGGGTGCAGGTAAGCTAATTACAGACCTTTATCCGTCTGGATCATACATCCTAGATGGACGCGCAGTCGATCTGACAAAAGCAATGAATGTAGCGGCTGATGCTGGCACGTTTACACTTACTGGTCAGGACGCAGGCTCAAGACGCGGCTATGCATTTGCGGTCAATGAAGGTTCTTATGCTGTTACGGGACAAGACCAGACGTACATCGTTCATGTCAGTATCTTGGCAAATGCGGGTACATTTACTGTCACAGGCCAAGAAATAGACGTAGACATCAGCGAAACCTTTGACGCGGGGTCGTTTGCACTTACTGGCAGAGATGTAAACTTCGATGTCGGTTACTTATACAGTATTCAAAGCGGTTCGTTTACTGTCACAGGGCAAGAGATAGATGTAGATATTTCTGAGCTTGTCACCGTAGGTGCTTTTGCACTTGCGGGGTCAGATGTTGACTTCCGCAAGGCAGTGAAAATATCTGCTGATGCGGGTTCGTTTGCGGTCACTGGAAATACAGCACAATTAACGGTAGATATACCGATAGAGCTATTTGCTGGAACATTTACGCTTTCATACCAAAACTTTGATGTTCTTAAAGCACTAAACATTAGTGCAGAAAATGGCACTGTAACGGTTACTGGGAACAATATAACTATACGTGGTTGGTTGCAGCCTGTCACGCTCTCAGAGACTTGGACTGAGCAAACGGTTTTATCAGAAACATGGACTGAACAAGCTGCATGATGTATGTTAGCAGCAAAGGAGACATCACATGGCTATCACGCTAACAAAACCCGTAGTCGGCGGTTCTGACGGCACATGGGGTACAACTTTAAACAGCACACTTGATACCGTTGCCAACTATTTGGACGGCGATCTTGAGATTACGCCAGACCTGACATCTGGCTCTTGGAGTATTAGCGGTACGGCGGTTACGGCTACGGCTGCGCAGATAAACATCTTAACATCGCTAACAGCTACGTCGACAGAGCTAAATTACACAGACGGCGTAACGTCTAACATCCAGACGCAGCTTGATGCAAAGGCGGCAACTACATCGCCTACGTTCACAACCAAAATCGTAACGCCAAAGGTCGAGTTTTCAAACTGGACAATTACGGAAACGGGTGGCGTTTTATACTTTGCGACGGGCGGCGTAAATAAAATGAAGCTAGACGCTTCTGGAAACCTTACAGTAGTCGGTGACATTACAGCATTTGGAACGATCTAATGGCGCTACAATCATCTGGCAACGCAATTAGTTTTAGCGACATCCAGACTGAGTTTGGTGGCGAAAACCCTATTAGCATGTCGGAATATTATCGGGAAGGTGTCTATGTAACGACTAATAATTCTAGCATTGCAACATCTGGCGAAACATCGCTTTCTGATTTTTATGACACGGTTCTTGCACAAACTGTTGTTTATGAACTTATTGGCGGCGGCGGCGAAGGTGCTGGTGGCTATTTGGGCGGCCACGGTAATGATGGTGATGACACGTCGATTGCCTCAGCTAGTGGAACTTCTTTCAGCACTGTAACATCGACAGGCGGTGTTGGCGGGACGCAGCCTGCACCTTTTAGCGGCAGCTTTAGAGTTGGTGAGGCAGGTGAAGCGTCATTCTACGGGGCAGGCGGTTCTGGTGGTCTAAATTCTGATAGCGGCAATCAAACACCGGGCTACGCGGCGCCTTCTACATCTTATGGCGCAGGCGGTGGTGGCGGTGGAGCCGCACCATTTAGTGCCAACAACGGCGGTGGGGGCGGTAAAGCGGCTACAAGGCAGACAGGTACGCTTTATCTAGCGCCTAGCTCTACTATTACCGTAACTATAGGTGCAGGCGGTACAGGCAACGCAGGCGGCGGTGATGGCGCAAGCGGATATGTCAAGTTTACTGTCGGAAATGACGTGCAAGCATTTACATCATCAGGAACATATACGGTGCCAACATGACGTTAATACCAATAGACTTACCAGCAGGCGTATATAAAAACGGTACAGACTTAGAGGGCCAAGGTAGATGGCAAGACGCATCCCTTGTGCGCTGGCGTGATAACACACTGCGTCCTGTTGGGGGATGGAACTCGCGTAAACCTGGTTTTAGCACAAACCCGATACGAGGTTTTCACACTTGGGAAGCGAATGACGGGTCGCGCTTTTATGCTGGTGGATCGTATAACGAGTTGAAAGTAGCCACAGCCAACAATAACGTATACGCCATCACGCCAACTGGTCTTACAGCGGGTGATGAGCATAGTTCTCTGGAAACAGGCTATGGTTATGGCGCATATGGCGATGGAACGTATGGCACAGAGCGATCCGCTTTTGGGTCATATTCAGAGGCTAACACTTGGTCTATAGATAACTTTGGGGAGTATCTTGTGGCCGTGTCATATGCGGATGGCAAGATGTACGAGTGGCAACTCAACACAGCCAACGCGGCGGCGCAAATTTCTAACGCTCCGACAGGTAACCTTGGCCTAGTTGTGACAGAGGAGCGTACAATCTTTGCATTAGGCGCGGGTAACAACCCACGCAAGGTGCAGTGGTGCGACATTGAGGATAACACCTCATGGACTGCGGCGGCAACAAACCAAGCTGGCGACATTGAATTGCAGACAGCGGGTCAGATTATGCAGGGTATTCGTACTCGCGGTCAGGTGTTGATACTGACTGACATCGATGCGCACAGCGCTAGATACAGTGGGCCGCCCTTTGTTTACGGCTTCCAGCGTGTCGGCACGGCATGTGGGGCAGTTTCGCGTTTAGCAGCGGTAGACACAGACGCAGGCGTGTTTTGGATGGGGCAGCGCGGCTTTTTCCGCTTTGATGGTAACGTAGTACAAGAAATACCGTGCGATGTGTTTGACCATGTGTTTGACGAACTACAGGATCGCAACAAGTCCAAGACTTGGGCGTGGAACAACTCAGAGTTTGGCGAAGTCTGGTGGTTCTATCAGTCTGAAGCTCAGTCCGACGATGGCGAAATTGATAAGTACGTTGCATACGATTTTAAAGAGAACCACTGGCATATCGGATCACTGTCTCGCACCGCAGGCGCACCGCGTGGCGTATTTCGACATCCTTTTTTGCTGGACAGCACTGACGTGTATCAGCACGAAATTTCTGGCACGGGTGCCACGAATATGTTTGCTGAAACTGGCCCTATACAGCTAGGTAACGGTGACAACATCCTGCACGTTACGCAAATGATCGCCGACGAACGCACAAAGGGTGACGTGCAGCTAAAGTTTAAGACGCGTTTTTACCCGAATAGCGCTGAAACAGAGCATGGCCCATTCAACCCCGCAACGCCGACAGGATTGCGCTTCGCTGGTCGCCAGTTCAAGATGCGCGTGGAGCCAGATGACGGCTCAGAGTTTAGACTTGGCATTGTTCGTGTCGATGCACAGCAAGGGGGCAAGCGGTAATGCCTGTACCCATTCTGCCAACAATCGGACAAAGCCTAGACCAGTGGGGGCGGCAGCTTACGCAGTACCTGACGCAAAACTTGTCAAAGCTAGGCTTTAAGACTGCAGACGATAACCCATCTGATAATGGCATCATCTTATGGGATGAGGTAAACGGCTATCCAGTTGTGTCTAAGGACAATGCGTTTGTGCAGATCGTGCTAGAAGATGGCCACGCCTCGTTTTATCGCACTACAGACGTAACCGCTGCCGCAACAAATACGGCTTACGCAATCACATATGACGCGCCAAGCGGTAATGTCGGCATTGATCGTGATGCTACGGATAACAGCAAGATTGTATTTAGCGAGGCTGGCGAATACCTTGTTATGTTCTCAGCGCAAATATCGTCAACGTCATCTAGCACGGTAAAGTTTTACTTCTGGCCGCGCCTTAACGGCACAGACGCAGCCAATAACACTATCGTTTACTCACTGCACCAGAATGACGCCACAGTTGTTGTGTCGCGTTCTGCAAAGTTTGATGTCAGCGCGGGTGACTATTTGCAAGTTATGTGGGCAGTAGACAGCACATCTGGCTTTTTAGATGCATCGGCGGCTACAGCGTTTTCCCCAGCAGCGCCAGCAACGACGCTGCATATAACGAGGATGCACGGATGAGGGTTCACGTTTGGGCGATAATGTTGTAAGATTGCACGCAAGCACAGGGCTACAGGTCTTGCCAGTGATGGAAAACCATGAAGCTGCAATAATTGAGGCGTTACCACTTTTGCGCCCTTCTCTGCAGCGTGATGAACGAAACTGCGACGTGGACACAGCCCTGGATCAGATCCGAAACGGCAAGGTTACGCTGTGGATGGTCAGGCAAGAGGACAAGTTAGTAGGAACATTTACCACTGTTTCCCTGCAGCACCCTCAAAGAAAGACGCTTTATATAGAGCATTTAGGAGGGAAAGACTTGCAGTCTTGGATGAACGAAGCATTAAGCACTTTGAGGAAATTAGCCGATTATGCTAATTGTAGTGCAATAACGTGTGACGGTCGCATAGGTTTTGCGCGGTTTGCGCAAGACAACGGGTTCAAAGAAATGCACCGCCACTTTGAGATGGAGCTGTAAATGGGTTTGGGTAAGACGACAGAAGTAAAAACCAACGACATGCACCCGGCATTAGAAAGTCTAATGACGGGTACTTTGGTGCCTTTCGCTGAAACCATCGCGAGCACTCCATTTCAAGGCTATGATGGAACGTTAACAGCAGACATGACGGATCTGCAAAACCAAGCGATGGCGGGATACGGCTCTCTGGAGCAACCGGGTTCCATTGCTGCGGCAGCTAATGTCTTCTCAGAACTTGCGAGCCGTGATCCGCAAGCGCAGGCGGATCGTGTTGCCGGTTATACGCAGCAATACGCTGGCAATGTAATCGATCCAACAATTAATGCAATGGAAGCGCAGCGAGCGAAAGCGCGCAACATGGAGCAAGCAAACCGAGTAGGTAGCAAGGCTTTCGGTTCGCGTGGCGATGTGTACCAGGGTGCGCTGGAAGGTGAATACCAAGTCGGACTAGCGCAAACGCTGGGGAACTTGCAAAACCAGGCATTGCAGTACGGCACCACACGGGCGGACACTGAAGACGCCGCGCTGCGTGCAGCCGCTCAAGGTCTGTCGACTATTGGCCAGCAACAATTTGGAAACCAGCTGTCGACACTAAGCGCGCAAATGGGTGCTGGCGAGGCGCTGCGACAGATTAATGAGCAAAAGTTGCAGCTGCCATATCAACAGTACATGATGAAGCAGCAATATCCGCTGACGCAGTTTGGCGTTTTGACGGGTGCTGCAGGTGCGTTCCCAAGTTATCCTAATCAGGTAACTGGAACTAAAAATGATCCATTTGGCACTGCTGGCAACTTATTGGCAGGTATCGGTGCGTTTGGCCAAGGTTTCCCGAAATTTTTCACTTAGAGGCGTAAAGAATGGCAGCACCGTATTATCCCACAGAACCCGATATCCTACGCCTGCAAGAACTAGGCTTTAATGTAGATGACTTAGAACCTGGGATGACTGCTCTTAATGAAAGCGAGCTGGAAGCGCTGTTTGGCGGCATCCCAGCTACCGAGCCTGATGTAGTGCCAGAATTAGGCGTGCAGCCAGCATCGTCAAACGTTGCGCCGGAGGTCACGCTTGGCATTGACCCAGCTGGCAATCCGATCTTACCGCCGGAGGACTCCTCTCAGACTTTAACCCTACCGACGGAAGATGCGGTTTCCGCTGACGTGCCTCTCCCTTCACCTCCAGCGGGACCGCAACCTACGCCCGACGTTAAAGTGTCGACAAGTGGCAACACTGACATGCAAGCGTTGATGATGCAGATGCTAAAGGCGCAGCAACAGCCGCCTGCGGATCCCTACGACAACCTGTCGAAGGTTCAGCGCAGAATGCTTGCGTTTGCTGCAATACAGGACGCTGGCATGGCGCTGCAAGGTAAAGCCGGTGGCAACGTCAATGCATTGCTTAAAGATTTTACAGAGCGCGCAGACCAGCAGCGTAAGCGTGAAGCATCAGTGCGCCAATCACAAATGCTCATGGGGCTTATGCAGCCTGGCGGAAACGCTGGGGCTTTTGACCTGTCTACCGTTGAAGGCAACCGTGCGATGGCGCAGCAGATTGCTAACATGATTATGGTAAGTCCTAGCATGGCCGATGCGCTAGCCGCAAAGATGGAATTTCACTTAAAAGAGGCGGAGCGCTTACAGCAGGAAGGCACTAAGCGTAGAGGTCAGGCAGAAGGTGCTGGGTTTGTTTTAGAGACGTCAGCTGAGTTGCGTCAGATGATTGAAAACAATCCTAACATTACTGGCATTAAGGGCATGCTGCTTTCAGTTATTCCGACAACAGAGGCTGCAGAGGCTCGTTTAGACGTCGAGACACTACGTTCTCGAATGGCTTTGTCGGCATTGCTTAATATCAAAGAAAAAGGCGCTACACTCGGTGCGGTGTCAAATCAAGAACTTGCATTGCTGCAAGCTGATGTTGCAGCACTTGATCTAAATCAAAAAGACACAGCAGTTTTGCGTGATTTGACGCGTATCGATAAACGTTATCAAACAATTGTGCAAAACTTGTATGCAGACAACGCTAATAACGAGCGTGGCCTTGATGAGCTAGACAGAATTTTTGGCGGTAGACCTGATTATGTAACAGCAGGTGACGCGCCGCAGATCCAAGTGTACACATTTGACAATGTTCCAGAAGGCGAAATTTTTAAAAGTCGTGACGGAAGCATTTATCGTTATAACGGCGGTGACAAGAAAAGTAACGGTGCGTGGACAAAACTTAATTAAGGGGCTTGCGTATGGCTGGACCGATTGAAATGACAGATGCAGGCAAGGACACAGGCCTTCCTGTTGAAGCCCTGCAGACAGCGCCAGAGCGCGAAGGCTATGACATTGTCGAGGATTTTGGCAATGGATCAGCGATCTATCGCAGCAAGACATCAGGCAATGAGGTTTTTGTTGACAGCAACAGTGGCTACTCATCGCCAGATCCCGACATAATCAAGTTGGCGCGAGAGGGTGGTCGGCAAGCCGTAGGCCAGAGATCGCAGGAAGGCTTTGCAGGGCAAGGTGTCCGCGACACAGCTGGTGGCCAAGCGCAGCGCATCATGAACCTGGGAGACTACATGCCCGGGTTGCGCGGATACCTGCCAGGCATTGCAGAGGCCGCGTCAGGAGGCAAAGTGTCTCCGGAGCTGTACGACATGGCAATTGAAGATTATCGCACTCAGAACCCCGTACAATCGGTCGCAGAGGGCTTTGGCGGCGCTGGGGGCATAGGCGCGATCCTTGGCCTGCCTGCAGTCGGCGGTAACCTACTGCGCCGCATAGTTCTCGGTGGCGCAGCTGGCGCAGCTGGTGGGGGCACTGAAGGCGCTATCGCTGGCTATGGCCGCGGCGGTACAGAGGGTGCGGCAGAAGAGGCTGTGCCAGGTGCTATTGGTGGCGGCTTGTTTGGCTTGGCGTTACCGGGCGTCGGCGCTGGGATCTCTTCAGCGTACGGGCGTTACCTGGAGAAACCTGTGCGCAGCGTGCTGGAGGACATTGGGTTTAAGGGCAAGGCCGCAGAGGTGGCCAAAGATTTTATAGCAATGGATTCAGCGACCGCAGTGCAGAGCGCAGAGAAAGCAGGCCCATACGGTAGCATTGGCATGCTTGGCCCTAACACTGAGGCGCTGCTTGACACTGTCGCTAATACGCCAGGCGAAGCGCGCAAGACAGTGATCGATAATGTCACCGATACCGCGCGCAAAGCATCCAACGATCTGACAGATACAGCTGACGACGTGCTAGGAAAGCCTGTAGGCGACCTAGAGATGCAAAAGCGCACAATTATGGACAACAGCCGCGAAGCGCGCACAGAAGCCTATGGAGAGGCTTACAGCGTCCCTGTGGACATCGGCACTGCAGAGGGCGCCCAGCTTGCAGACCTGTACAGCCAAGTGCCTGCTCGCATTTTAAACCGCGTCAACGAAACATTGCAGTTGGAAGGGCTTCCAACCTTAGTGCGCGCAGGACGTTACACAGAGGCGCAGCTGAACGAGCTGATGTCGAGCGGCCAGCAGCTAGGAAATCTAGACGTCCGCAGTATGCCGGACGGCTCATACACTGTACGCAGCGTGCCTAGCATTGAAAACATAGACGACTTATCACGGCAGCTATATAACATGGCCTCCGGCATTACCGAAGATCCTGGCGCGAAATCAGCGCTGCGCGGTCTGGCGACACAGATGCGTAAGGTAGCGGATGAGGTGAGTCCTGCATTCAAGCAGGCACGCCTGGAAGGAAAGACGGCTATCGATCAGAAAGCCGCTGCAGAACTCGGTGATAGCTTACTGAATCCTAAAGTAACGCGCCAGCAAATTGCTGACGAATTAGCGAACATGGGTGACGTTGAGGTTGCCCAGGTCAAGCAAGCGTTGCGTAACAGGTTAGACGAGATCGCAGCCAATGCGAAAAACCCGCCAACCGGGCGGCAAGAGCAAGAAGTCATTGAGGCTTTGGCGCAACTGCGTGCAATGAATACGCGTGCAGTTGCGTCAAAATTACGCTCTGTGCTCGGTGCCGAGGACTTTGAAAAGTTCTCCAACCAAATTGCGTCAACCACTGGCGCGCTAATGATGAACGCGTCTATCGCTGCCAACTCACGGACCTACATTCGGAACCAAGTTGAACAACGGTTCCGGGAGATCATTGGCGAACCTATGGGCGATGCAATAAGAAACCAGGGTCTAGTCGGTGCGGCGACCGAGCGCGGCATGCGTGGCTTCTTTGGCCCATCGCAGTCGGAGCAGGTGCAAGAGGTGGCCGCAGAGATGGCGCCAATCTTGACGCAGCGCATGACCCCGGAAGATCTGCTACGCCAGGCGCAGGCTCTTGAGCGAGCAACGCCGGCAATCACACGCGCGCAGCGTGGGCGTCGTCAGGCACGGCAAGCGGTAGGCGCGCTAGGCTTTGGACCCACAGTCACGCAAGGTGAAGAGGACAGCCCAACGCGCCGTCTACTACTTAGCCTTGGCCTTCGTTGACTTTTTAGCAGCTGGTTTTGCAGCCGGCTGAGCCGCTAGCAGCTCCTCAATCAGCTCCGCAGCCTTAGCGCATATGTGCATCATTGCGCCACGGTTGGCGATGCGGTGAGAGCGCTTTAAGTTATCGATTAGCTCGCGTTGTTCGTCAGTCATAAAGATATCCTCTTGTAAGGTTAACGTGCCTTATGTTAACACTAGATATGGGTGCATGCAATTTATTGCACACTGTATAGACTACCTTACCTGTTCTCATGGACTAACCCCGCGTTCACCGCGGGGCTTTTTTTACTTCGCATACAATGTTATAAATGTGACCAACAAAGGATGGTGCAATGGATCGAAGAACTGCAGCAAGTGCACATGACCGCATTGACGGCCTAGAAAAACAAGTGATCGAGGTAAAGACCGAGGTCAAGATACAATTCAAGGAAGTATTCACGCGCATCAAGCGGATTGAAAGCCTGTTGATTGGTGCTGCTGGTACAATCATTGCCATGCTTGTCGCGGTATTGATGAAGATGGGATGATGACATGGCTATACTTGAGAGCATTGCCGCTGCGAATGCCGCTTATTCGGTTATTAAGACTGCTCTCGGTAATGGCAAAGAAACAGCGGGACTTATCAGCGCTGTTGGTAAGTTTCTTTCCGCAGAAGAAGATATAAAAGAAGCCATAAACAAAAAGAAATCTAGCCCAATTACCATGATCACAGGCAGCTCTGAAGGGGATTGGGAAGAGTTCCAGCATTTAGAGATGTTGCGTCAGAAAAGGGCTGAGTTAGAGAGTTATTGCCGCCTCTATGCTCCCGCAGGCACTTGGGATCGCTGGCAGCAATGGCAGGCAGAGGCACGCAAACAGCGCCAAGCCGCAAAGAAAGCAGCAGAGAAAGCCAGAGAAGAGCGTAATGAGCTTTTAGCCACTATCGCTGGTATCCTCATGGCTGTCGGTACTATCGTGACTGCTGTGTACTTTCTAGGGCGTTACTTGGAACGGTGGTAAGTATGGAAACAACAGTGTGGGTTTTGGTCTTTGTCTTGTTTACTACTGCGGTTGGTATTGAGACTTATCAGATTGGCAGATCGCATGAGACAAAAGCACACTGTGAGCGTGAGCGAGTGAAAGCGGAAGTATTGGTGCAGACAAACAATGCCCAAGTCAAATGCATTGAGGTTAGTAGAGAGTAAGCGCAACCAGTGGGTTGTTTTGACGCAGGACAATAAAATTGTTATCATAACATCTAACAAAAGGATTGCAGAACACTATGCCAGCAACAGTAATTGATGAATATAAAATCTTTCCACGGCTGATGATGTTGGTTGTGACGATCTTAACCTACCAAAGCGTCCACTGGTACATGTCTTTGCCTGACCCGTCTAACGGTCAAGCTGGGCTAGTTAGCGTCTGCATGGGCGCTCTTACAGGCTGCTTTGGTATCTGGATGAACAAAGAAGCTAAGACAGATCGGGGGTCTTAATGATTGGTCAGATTATAGGAAGCCTTGGCGGTTTAGCGACTGCATGGGTTGACGGCAAAACAGCGGTACAGAAAGCCAATGCAGAAATTAAACTCAAGCAAGCAACTGGCGAAATTGATTGGGAGCTTGAGGCTATACGTTCTGCACAAAACTCATGGAAGGACGAACTCTGGACTATTGTTTTTGTTGTTATCCTTGCTGCTAACTTTGTGCCTAGCCTTCAAGACACTATGGCAGTTGGATTTGCCAACCTTGAGACTACCCCCCTCTGGGTACAGTGGGGGATGTATGCGTCCATTGCCGCCTCGTTTGGCATAAGGACTATGCGGGGATTAAAAAAATGAAACAAAATTTTGACAAGTGCCTGGAGATGTTGCTGAAGCATGAAGGCGGTTTTGTAGACCACCCAAAAGATCCAGGCGGGATGACTAACCTCGGCGTCACGCGCGCCGTATACGAGCAATGGATGGGGCGCCATGTATCCGAGGAAGAGATGCGCGCGCTGACCCCGGAAGATGTTGGGCCGATTTACAAAAAGAATTACTGGGACAAGGTGCGCGGCGATGATCTGCCTTCCGGTTTGGATTGGGCAGCGTTCGATTGGGCAGTAAACAGCGGTAGTGGTCGACCAGCGAAGGCGATTCAACGCTGTATCGGGGCCAAGCAAGACGGCGCAATTGGACCGAAGACGTTAGCGCTCGTGGCGGAGCATGACGTTAAAAAATTGATTGGCTACGTTACAACGACGCGCCAGCGGTTCTACGAGCGGCTCAAAACATTTGAGACATTCGGTCGAGGCTGGACGCGTCGCAATTCGGAAACCCATGATGTCGCCATGGAAATGGCTGACGACTAAAGTACCTTGTAAAAGTATGTACGGAACCTGGCGTGACCGTGCCGTATGTATTCAATGCGTGTGCGTGCCACGCGTTTCAATTTTATCAGCTTCTGGATCTGCGCGCTGACGTCGCGCGTCGACATGTGGAGCGCGTTTCCCAGTTGATGCGCGCTGGCTTCTTTGCGCTTCTTCAGTTCGTTAAGCACGCGCTCAGGCTTTGGCTCCATCGTCAAACGCTCACCCCAAGGCCGTGCGTCACAGGGCAGCTGTTTCCGTTTCCCTTCAGCCGCTTGTAGGCGCTCGTACAGCATGATGCGTGTCGCTAATTGATCTTCAGTCTCTCCAAACTTTAACATCTAAAACCCCAACAAATAATCTATGTGCCGAACGGCCAGTGAAACAAAAAACGCAAACATGATAAAGATGCCAATGTCCTGTTTACTCATCATTACGCAACTCCTCTAATTGCTTCTTGTCCGCGCGGTACTGCTTCAAACGCGCCTGCGCATGCTGTAGGATCTCCAGGTGTTTCTGGTACAGCTGTTGATTGGCTTTGGGTAAAGCCATCAGTCGAGCGTTTTGCGCTATAATGAATTGCTCCTCATGGCCAATCATTTTGCAGACCTGGTCGTAATCTTCACGGCGTTTATTCTGATCATAAAGCCAATCCTCTTCCTCATCTGCAACGTACTCCAAAACAATTTTGTCGGGGTCAGACGGGTCGAGGACAATTGCCCAGCCGCAATCAACATCCAGGCAATAACGCACTAACCCGTCCTGCACCTCTATATCGTAAACTTTGTATTCTCCTGCGATCAACTTGTGACCATACTTCGAGCCGTGATAGTCTGCATCTTCAAATCGTTTAACCATGTTTCATGTTCTCCAATTGCTTCTGCATGATGGCGATGCGTGCCTTCGCGTTGTCGATAGAAATTTGGAACATCGCCAGGTCAGTGCTGACAGTGCCGGCGCGCACGCCCGTTTCCAGGCTGCGCATGCGGTCCATCTTGGCTTGCTGCTTTGTGATAAACCGCTCCTCGCTCGCGATTTGATGACGGATCTCGTCGATGTTCATTTACGCCTCCAAGTTATCTAGCAATGTGTTGACTTGGTCAGCGGTCAGATCCCAGTTGCGCATGCTGCCTTCGATCATCCAGCCGGTGTCGCGCTCGTGCTTGCGAATCGTGTCCGCGTACCACACGCCGACGGACCACCAGTTATCGTCCGCCTGCACCTCCACGCGCAACAAATCTTTCTTAGCTGTCAGTGCGCCTGTGCGCCCGTAGCTGGCGCCCTCCGGGATGACGACGACGCGAGACGCGACGCCGTGATCATTTGTGCCTAGTGTGTACTGCATAGTGTTCTCCTTACCAGCCGCGAAAGTCGCGCGCTTCGTCGCGATCTTCTACAAAAGTGATCTCGTCAAAGTTTTGCTCTAGCAAGCTAGGCAAGTCAAAAAGGCTTGCGTTGCGTAGCTCCGACAAAACGCTCTCGCGCTGTTGGCTATCAAAAGATCTCTGGTCCATGCAGTTGTCTGCAATCTTGATAAGTCCTGCGCGGTCCTGTGCTAGTGGGCTGTCGTTTTCGATGATGATCATTGTGATTCTCCTGTTCTCGGGTTATATGTATTGTTAACACAATGTTAACATTATGTGCAAACAAAAAGTGAGCATTGAGAAAATTTTTTCTCGACACTGATTCCTGCATGATGTTAACACGATGTTAACGAAGGAGGCTGCAATGGAACTAAAGCAAATCGGTCCACGCATCAGGGTGCAGACCGCAGAGGATTTAACAGCTCTAGCAAAAGAGCGACGGACCAGTGTTTCGGCACTCGTGGATCTGGCTTGCCAGGTCTACATCAAACAGGAAAGAGGCGAGCAAATTGAGCAAATTACCAGAACCAAAGACAATCGCAGGAATTGATCCGGGCTACAAAACCGGCGGCGTTGCGCTGTGGAACCCGGTCATGGATTGGTACGAGGTCCACGACCTCCCGACCTACGAATCAGGCGGGGTCGACTTGGTCGCGCTGGCCGACATCCTCAACAGTGATAACGTCAGATATGTTTACATCGAAAAGCAGCAAGCGATGCCAAAGCAAGGCGTTAGCTCCACATTTAACCTAGGCTATGCCTTTGGCCAGATCGTGGGTATGATGCAGCTCTGGGAGCAGGTTAGCTTTAGCTTAGTGACGCCAACAAAGTGGAAGCGGGAGCTTGGCGTGCCGCGCGGTAAAGATGGCGCACGCATCATGGCGCAGCGGGAATTCCCAAAGGTTGCAAAGCAACTCACCAGAAAGAAAGACGAGCACCGCGCCGAGGCGCTGCTCATTGCAAAGTAT